CCCATCTACCGTTGCCTCGACCGGAGAATTACCATCATCGTCTGCCTGCCCCAGCACCTTTACCCTGGTAACAAGGCTTGCGGTGCTTATTGACTGGCTGATAGATTTTGTGTTATCCACCCGGAACACATAAACATCTGTGTTCGTGCCACGCTCCACCACATCTGCATACCCCTCCGCCGCCCGGATGATGAATTTTCCTCCGCCCTTTTTGTAGGCATCGTCCAAAACATCCAGCAACATATCAGATACATACGAACTGCTGTATTTCATTTTTTCGTGAGATACATTCGGTCCGCTATATCCTTTTGTGGGTATTCCCCACTCGTCAAATGCACCGGTCATAATGGATTTTGTACCGGTTCCTGCGGAATAAAATTTGTTGTCCTGGCTCCTCTGCAAATCATACAGAGAATCATATGCAACGCATTTTAGGGTATTGGAACTGCTTTGCTCCTGCGGATTCCATTCCTGCACCGTTCCCCTTGCCACTTCTCTGTCCTGCTTTCCTCCATCACTCGCAAAAATACCAATAAGACATCCGGGTTTGATTAACTCTGATAATCGCCCCGCAGATGTCTTATCATTCTTTGCTGTAAATGAAGTTCGGACAGAAATCTCATTTTTGTTTTCTTCCCAGCCAAGACCTGTGACAAATTCTTTTATGTTATACTGCTTTCCGCCACTATCCATAACGGTAAGTCGGTATGCGATTTTTGATAAATCTATCATCTTCGCACCTCCTATGCCGCCGGAATCGACAGCGTTGTTCCCGGCCATATCCAATGACCATGGTCTGAACTGCTTTTGCCATGTTTCTTGGCTGCCGCCTCAATCGTTGAAGCATTTGCATCGTAAATCTTCGTCCACTTTGTACCACTTCCAAGTTTTCGTGAAGCAATCCCCCACAACGTATCGCCACTGACAATCGTGTAGGAAGAGCCTTTATTTGAGTTATCATTTCTCGGAACTGTCTTTTTTACAAAGGCGGCAATTTTCAATTCGTTTGTTGTATAGATTTTCAGGTCTTTTGCCTGTGAAAATTTAATGCCATAGCTTACATCTCCATAAGCACCAAAAGGGTCGGGTGTAAATGAATCAATCGTAACATCCATGTTAATCCATGTTTCTGTTACAAGCAGATTCAGCACCGTTCCCTTTTCCTGCCATTCCCTCAACTGCTTAATGCACTTATCGGGTTTCTGGTAACTTTCCGCTTTCACAACCGCCAGATTCTTTCTGTCCGGTCCGAAGAAAACGGCATCCCATGAGATTTCCGCCACTTCTGTTCCCTTTGGC